CATCCGTCTTGCCTCTTGGGCTGTCCCGGAGTGGGGCGACGGATGTGACATTAGGGGCGCTTATGCTTCCTGTCAATAGCGGCGCTCATAATTTTCCAATGAGCCGACGAACGGTTTGTTGCGAAGCACTAAATCCCGCCGTTCGTCGGCCGCCATGAGCGCCGCTATTGACGCGAACATGAGTGGCACTGATACTCTGGCCGCATGGACATCCTGACCTACCGCACAAGCAAGGGGCTGTCTCAGTCGGCGTTCGCCGCACTGCTGACGGAATCGGGTTCGCCCGCATCGCAGAGCCTTGTCTGTCAATGGGAGCTGAGCACCGTGAAAGTGCCGCCCGAGCGGTGGAAGCACATCGAATCCGTGACCAATGGCGAGGTCACGCGCATCGATCTCCGGCCAGACCTGTTCGCCGATATGCACGCCGCCAACGACGACTCCGCCACCCGCAAGGGCAAGCGGAAGAGGGCGGCTTGAACCATGCCCGTCCGCGGCATTCCCGCGTCCGTTGAATCCATGCCGGCCTCCGGCTGCTGGGGCGGGAACGCACTCGCTCCCAGCCGGCAGGCCGGCGCCTTGCTGTTCCTGTAGTCCCACTGGCTGCGTCTCCGAAAGGGGCGCGGCCATCGTTTCGACCAGCCGCTGATAACGTCTGATAACGCGTCATATCAGGGATTCTCAATGAGCCAGCTCGCTCTCAACTTCGAACCCGGCCTGGCCCAGCGCTACCGCGACCAGCGCGAGTGTTTCGCTGCCTGCGTCTATGCGCGTGGGCTGGGCCGGGTGGCCGCGGCTATCGATGTCGCGCCCTCGAACCTGTCCGCCATGCTGTCCGGCGAGCGCCACATCGATCCGGGCCTCATCGAACGGTACATGCAGCACTTCGGGGACACCACGCCCGCGCTGTTCTGGGCCGCACGCTGGCTCCAGGACGCCGACACGCTGCAGAAACAGGCGATGGCCGCTATCCCGGGCCTCGTTGCAGAGCTGTCCCGCTTGGCCGCACTGGCGAAGGGGGGCGCATGATCCCGCAACGCATCGCCGACTACCTGCGCGAGCTGCGCATTGCCCGGCTGGGCCGGCAGCTGGCCAGCCTCATCCAGCAGCGCAGGACCGCGGAGGCCCGCGCTGTTCAGGCCGAATGGCTGGCCGAGCTGAATGCCAGGTCGCCGGAACAGGTGGCGCGCATGGAGCGGGCCATGGGCCTGCAGCCGCGGCGCGCACTCAAGGGCGCGGTCATCACGGCCTACTGCTGGGGGCTGCTGCCGGCGTTCGTGGTTGCCGGCCTGTTTCGCGCGTTCCGGCTCAGGGGGGCGTGATGAACTTTTACAAGCGGTACATGGGCGACTACGGGCGGGACACAGCGCACCTCAGCTTGGCGGAGCACGGCGCTTACGGTCTGCTGCTGGACCACTACTACAGCACCGAGAGTCCTCTCCCTGCCGACATGCAATCCCTGTATCGACTGTGCCGCGCTTTCGACAAGAAAGAGCAGCAAGCCGTGGATTCCGTGGCCGAAAAGTTCTTCCCCATCGGAAGCGACGGGATGCGTCACAACGACCGGGCCGACCGGGAAATCCCCAAAGACAGGCGGGCAATCGAAACCGCACGGGTTAACGGAATGAAAGGGGGGCGGCCGAAAAAGGAAACCCGCCGGGTTTCCGATCAGGAACCCAGAAAAAACCCAGCGGGTTTTGATTTGGAAACCCAGCAAGAACCCAGCACGAAAGCTCACCAGACACCAGACTCCAGAGAAGAGCAAGAGCAAAAATCTCTTGTGCAGCGAGCTGCACGATCGGCAGCCCGATTCCCGGAGTTCTGGGCGGCCTATCCGGTCAAGAAGGGCCGGGCCGAAGCGCTGGCGAAATGGACGGCCCGAGGCCTGGACGCCATCGCGGACCGGATCATCGCCGACGTGCAGGCCCGAAAGGCCCACGACCGCCAGTGGCTGGACGGCTACGCCCCGCACGGCTCGACCTACGTCAACGGCCGCGGATGGGAGGATGAGATCGAAACCGGGCGCAAGCCTGATCGGCCCGGCGATGCTGGCAGCAGCGCTGGCGGCATGTTCGGGGTGGCCCTGTGATCCGGGCTGCGGATATGGCGGCGATGCTGGCGCGGCAGGTAGAGGCCGTGGCGGTGATGCTGCTGCCGGGCGGGAAGCGGCAGGGTCACGAATGGTGCGCCGGCTCCATTGGTGGCGAGGCCGGCAGTTCGCTGAAGGTCCACATGACCGGGCACAAGGCCGGGGTGTGGTCGGACTTCGCCACCGGCCAGAGCGGTGACCTGATCGACCTGTGGGCGGCGGCGCGCGGCCTGGACATGCGCCAGACGCTGGCCGAGGTGAGGGATTACCTGGGCGTTCGGGAGCAGCGGATCGAGAACCCCCGCCGGGTGTTCTCCAAGCCCAGCCGTGAGGGGGTGCAGGCCCTGCTGCCGCAGCACGCGCAGTGGCTGTCGGAGGTCCGCAAGATCACACCGGCGACCGCGGCGCGGTTCAAGCTGGCCAGCCGGAAGGGCGCGCTGATGTTCCCGTCCCTGCGCGACGGCGAGCTGATCGCGGCCAAGTACCGCAAGATCCCGGCCAAGGAGTTCTTCGTTGACGCGGACTGCGAGCCGGTGCTGTTTGGCTGGCAGGCGCTGACCGGCAGCGAGCGGGTGATTGCCCTGGTCGAAGGCGAGCTGGATGCGCTGGCGGCTGCGGAGTACGGCATCCCGGCGCTGTCGGTGCCGTTCGGCGGCGGCAAGGGCGCGAAGCAGGGCCAGTGGATCGAATCCGAGTTTGACCGGCTGGCGATGTTCGACACGCTGTTCGTGTGCATGGACTCGGACGAGCCCGGGCAGGAAGCCGCGGCTGAGATCGTGAACCGGCTGGGTCGCGAGCGGTGCCGGGTGGCGACGTTGCCGCGCAAGGACTTCAACGCCTGCCTGATCGATGGCGTGGCGAAGGATGAGGTGCTGGCCGCGCTGGCGGCGTCCAAGACGATGGACCCCGAGCAGTTGCGGCAGGCGTCCGAGTTCGGAGAGGCGCTCGTCTCCGAGTTCGCGGTGAAGGTCGGCGCAGAGGCCGGCGTGCGGCTGCCGTGGGACAAGTGCGAGAGCACCGTTGTCCTGCGGCCGGAGGAAGTGTCGGTTTGGCTTGGCGTCAACGGGCACGGCAAGTCGCAGGGCATGGGCCAGATCACCCTGGGCGCGATGGCGCAGGGCTACCGCTGCTGCGTGGCCAGCATGGAGTTCAAGCCGGTCAAGTGGCTCAAGCGAATGGTGCGGCAGGCGGCGGCGCTGGAACACCCGACGCCCGCATACGTGCGCCACATCGCCCACTGGTTCCACGACAAGCTCTGGGTGTTCGAAGCAACCGGCACGGCCAAGGCGGACGAGATCCTCGAAGTGTTCGCCTACGCCGCCCGCCGCTACGGAGTCCAGTTCTTCCTGATCGACAACCTGGCGAAGTGCGGCCTGGCCGAAGATGACTACAACGGCCAGAAGGCGTTCATCGACCGGCTCGGGGATTTCGCCAAGGACTACAGCGTGCACGTGGCGTTGGTGCATCACATGCGCAAGCCCAAGGACGAAAACGCGCCGGGGTCGAAGATGGACGCGAAGGGCACCGGCGCGATCACCGACATGGTGGACACCGTGGCGGTCTGGTGGCGCAACAAGCCGAAGGAGCAAGCGATCAAGGCCGCCCAGCTCAAGGGTGTCGAACCGGATCCTGAGTTCGCGAGCAAGCCGGATGGCCTTCTGATCTTCGGCAAGCAGCGCAACGGCGAGGAAGAGCCGACCTACGCGCTGTGGTTCGACCAACCGTCGATGCAGTTCCTTGGCAAGCCCGACCATCGGCCACACCAGTTCGTCGGGTTCAGCTCGCTCGCTGGCCGGGGTGACGCATGACCGCCACCACCGCCGCCCAGCGCAAGGCAGCGAAGCGCGCACGCCGGCCGATCTACCTGCAGGTCGCTCGCCTGGTGGATCCGCGCACCGGCGAGGAGATCGGCGCCCTGGTGCCGGCCAACGGCATCGATCAGCGCCTGCTGCGGGAGCGGAAGTTCACCGTCGGCAAAGAGATCCGGGCGGAGCTGAAGCAGTCGCGCAACCCGGCTTTCCATCGCCTCGCGCACGCCGTCGGCAACCTGCTGGCGGACAACGTGGAGGCGTTCCGCGACCTCACCGCGCACGAAGCGCTGAAGGCGGTGCAGTTGGAGGCAGGCGTCTGCTGCTTCGAACGCGAGATCGATGCGACGCCGGTAATCAGCGCGGTGCTGGCCGCAGCTGAGGCGGTGTTCGGTGCTGGCGCTGCCAAGTTGCTGCGCACCGTCCTGCCGGAAGTCCGAACGGTGAAGGTCAAGGAGGCGCGCTCGCTTGCGTTCGATGAGATGGCGGAGGATGAGTTCCGCGGGTTCTTCGAGGGCATCACCGCCTACATCGCCGAGCACTACGCGGGCGTGATGCTGGACGAGGTGCGCGGGGAGTTCTGGGAGATGGTGAACGGGGGTGGCGCATGAAGTCCCGCTATCGAGCCATCGGCAACCCCACGCAGGCGCAGCAGGCGCACCAGGATGCGCAGCGCGCCCACGGCTGCGCAGCCTGCCGCCTGCGCGGCAATCGCCGGCAGCCCGGGCCGACTGAGATCCACCACCGCACCGTCGGCGACCTTCACGGCAACAAGCAGCTGGGGCAGGACGCGACCGTGGCGCTGTGCTCCTGGCACCACCGTGGAACGCACACCTACCTGAAGGCCTGCGCCGTGATGCGCGAGGTGTATGGCCCGTCGCTGGCGGCGAACAAGCGCGAGTTCATGGACTGGCTGCAGGACGTGCTGGGCGAGCGGTCGACCGCGGCGCTCCAGCGGTGGCAGGACCAGCAGATCAACTGGAGGGAGGCGGCATGACGCGCGAGCAATACGAACAGGCCCAGCAAGCCGGCATGTACGCCCGGCAGGCTGGGCGCCCCATCACGGCCTGCCCGCGCTACGGGATGACCGCGGACGCGCAGCTGTTGCGTGAGGCGTGGCGGCAGGGCTGGCAGGACGAAGACGACCGGAGGCGAGCATGAGCGCATTGCGAGTGACCTTTGGCGTAGACCCGGGTTTGAGCGGCGCAGTCGCCACGCTGCTGGACGGCGAGCCCGGCCCGATGCTGGACATGCCGACGGTGCAGGTCGGCGACTGGCGCGAGGTGGACGCGGTGTCGCTGGCCGCATGGATGCGCATGATCCGCGCTCAGCACCCCGGCGCGGACTTCGGCGCGTGCGTGGAAAAGGTGAGCGCGCGCCCCGGCGACGGCGGCACCAGCGCGTTCCGCTTCGGCGAGGGCTACGGTCAGATCAAGGCGGTGCTGGGGGTGCTGTCGCTGGACTACAGCCGCGCGATCCCGGCGGTGTGGAAGCGGCACATGGGCCTGATCGGCACTGAAAAGGACGCGGCCCGTCTGCTGGCCATCCGCCGGTTCCCGTCGGCCGAGCCGATGCTGCGCAGGAAGAAGGACGGCGGCCGGGCAGACGCGCTGCTGATCGCGCTGTGGCACGAGAACACGCAGCTGCACGGGAGGGCCGCAGCATGAGCCGCTACGTCGGGAAGCTGGATACCTCCAGCCCGCGGCTGATCGCCGAGCGCGCCATCGGCGCCGCGGAGGACTTGTCGCGCAACAGCACGGCCAGGTTCGCCGCCTACATCGATGACCACAGGCGCATCAACGTGGTGAAGGTCAGTGCCCGGCGCGCGATGAAGCAGGAGGGGTGGATCGCCACCTTCACGAAGGCCAGTGACGTCGCCTGGCTGGAAGAGCAGATCGCGGACGCCGCCGCATGACGCGCTCGATCAATCCAGAGGGACTGAGCCGGCCGGAGGCATCAGCCGAGCGGGCCGCGGCCAAGCGCCTGATGAAGCGCATGGATGCAGACCGCCGGAAGCTGGGGAACTGCTGCATCTGCATTCATCGGGAGGTGACATGGGATCGGCCGCATTGCAGGAGCCGGCCGGAGAGGGCAATGGGGATGTGCAAGGAAGATGGGCAGCAGCCGCAGTTCCAGTTCGATGACGCAACCCTGGGGAGGTACCGCGATGCAGCCTGACCACTTCGCCAAGTACGTCGAGCGCCGGCTGGAGGACTGGGGCACTGTGTTCGCGCTCGACCGCGACTGCGAGTACCTGGGCCACCAGTCGAAGAACATGCTGGCGGTGCTGATCGAGCACGGCGGCGAGATGCCGCCCAGGCCCACGGGCTTCAAGCCGCTGGAGGTTCCGCTGCTGGCGCACCAGATCGAGCTGGTCGTGACCGACCTTGCCAGGCAGAACTACCGCGCTGCGTGCTGCCTGCGTGCGTACTGGTGCGGCCGCGGGCGGAAGAAGATCGAGCGCTTCGAGACGGCGCTGCTGCTGATCGACGCGGCCGAGTGGCGGATCAAGGTGCGGCAGCGGAAGCCGAGCGTGCGCCAGTACCTGCACATGGTCGAGGTGGCGACCTGGCACGTGAAGGGCGCGATGTCGATGCTTGGGATTGCG